GCGCGATGGCCGATATGTTCCAGAAGCACATGAAGGAAGCCGGTGCGGACAAGACCGACCGACGCTACCTGCGTTTCCCTGAGATCGAAGCGGCGACGCGCGGCCTCAAGACGCATGACGTGATGGACCGGACGCCGTGGAACGAACTGCCGGGCGAGCAACGCGGCCAACGCCGGGCGGCTCTCAATGCGTTCTTCCGCCAAGCGATCTTCAAGGTGCCGGTGGGCGAGCAGTTGGGCTCGGATGCCGATCCTGGCTTGGTTCGTGCCTTGAGCACGACCAATGCTGACGGCGGCTACCTGATTCCTCCGGGCTTCATCCCTGAGATCACCCGCGACATCCCGAAGATTTCGCAGTTGTTCCAGTTCGTGCGTCGGATTCCGGTGGCTGGTGACTCGGGTGAAATGCCTGCGGTCGGCACCAACGCGAGTGTGACCTGGGGCGACACCGAAGGCTCGGCGATGACCGACAATAGCTCGTCGGTGACGTTCGGGCAGAACACTTACACCGTCAAGCGCATGAACGCGATGGTCAAGCTGAGTCGAGAAATCGTCAGCGACGCCAACCCGGACATCGTGACGACGGTGGTTGAGTTGTTCCAAGAGGCGATCGCTCGCGAGAACGACAAGGTGATCGCGATCGGTAGCGGCACGGGCCGACCGACTGGCTTGTACTCGGCCAGCGGCATCACGAATGTCACGATCACGAGCCTGACGTATGCCAACATCGTCAAGCTCAAGCACTCGGTCGACATTCGCTACCACAGTTCGCCATCGTTCCGCTGGACGATGAATCAGAACGTGCTGGCGGCGTTGATGCAGGTGGTCGACGGCAACGGCTTGCCGATCTTCGTCGACGGCGGTGTGCCGATCAACGGCGGTGCTCTCACGGGTCGTGTCAGCACGATCTTGGGTGTGCCGTACTCGATCGAGGCGAGCTTGCCGAACAACTACCTCGGCATCGGCGATCTCCGGTACTACTGCTGGTTCGACCGGCAGCAGCTTGCGGTCGAGTCCACGATGGAGGGCGGCGATTCGTTCGCGGCTCACCAAATGTGGATCAAGTTCACGCAAAGGTGCGACGGAAAACCCATCCTTCCGGTGACTAAACCAATGGCCCGCACGCGAGTTCTCGCGGGCGTGACCAGCTTGGTCTAGTCGACGCCCTGCGGGGCAAGTTAGGCAACAACGAGATAACAACCCCCGGTGGGAAACTGCCGGGGGTTGTTTTTTGCGCCGAGACATTTTTTGGATTATTTTGAAAATGGCTGTTGACTTGGGTCTATCAGGACGATATACTTAGTAGAGTTAATCAACCACAACTCGAAAACAGGAAGCACGATCATGACCAACTTGCTAATGAGCCAGGGCCTTCTGAATAATCGCAACCTCAATGCCCGCCAACGCTTGCTGGCTCGCGGCGCTGAGCTTTCGCTGGAGCTTCAACGCTGCCAGGAAAACGAACTGGCTGGTTGCGAGTGGCTTGCAGCCCAATTGGCTGAGTGCGAGCGATTGCTCGGGCTTCTCGCCTAACCCGCAACAAGTTGCGAATAATTTTCAGTTTCACTGTTGACTTGGGTCTAGCACGGCGATATACTAGATAGAGACAAAGCAACCACCACCAACCGCAAGCGAGATCAAGATCATGTCAACCACCACCCGACTGCTCGAAACCGGCGATCGCGTTCAGGGCACCTACTTTGGCGTGCCGTTCAGCGGCGAAGTCACGATCTGCCTCTATAGCTGGGGCGGCGGCTGTGACTCGATCCATGTCAAGCTCGACGAGCCGATTATGGTCAACGATGTCGAGCGTACCCTGATTAGCCACAGCAACGAACCAGAGTGCGGCGTGATCGAGTTGATTGACGCCTAAGCCACAAGCGGAAGTTGTCCCTGTTCTCACCCGGCGCGACATGCGACTCGATCGCGGTCACAGCCCTGGTCGCCGGGCCGCTTGCTTTTCAGCAACCACCAACGCGAGATCAAGACCATGAGTGCGACGACTGACATGACGGTAGCCAAGACGATTCTGGCCCAACTCGGCGGCGGCAAGTTCATTGCCATGACCGGAGCCAAGAACTTCATCGGCGACGAGAACAGCCTGAGCTTCTGCCTGCGATCCGGCATGGCGAAGAACGGCAGCAACCGCGTCAAGATCACGCTGGACCCGTGCGACACCTACACGGTGCAGTTCGCCAAGTATCGAGCCTTGAAGCTGACGCCGATCAGCGAGCACAGCGACATTTATTGTGACCAATTGGTCGAGTTGTTCGAGCGTGAAACCGGGCTGTATTGCAGCCTCTAGGAGATCAAGCCATGAACTTCGATGAGCCAGCAGGCTGGATTCCGCCCGAGTTTCGCGAGTTCATCTACGAGCCGATGGACGACAAAATGATCGAAGATATCCGCATGACAACCGGCGTCTTTGAGCGAGGCGGCTTCCGCCGCTACACGGTCGACGAGATCAAGCAGAAGTTCAGCCGAGTCGTCGGCGTCAGGGACACGAGAACGGGCAAGGTCGACCGAGGGCAAAGCGGCGTGAAATTTGTTTCCACCACGATCCGAGGACTCTAGCCATGCCGACGCCACCAAAATCAGCCGCCAAGTATCCGCATCGGTCAGTGACCGCCGATCTGACAGATCGTATCTTCGCCATGATTCCCGAACGACCGGAGATCATGGCGATCCACGAGCCGCGCGATCTGTTCGGCGTGCCGGGATTCTACTGTGCCGATCTGGCTCCGTCGCAGTTGCAGATGGAGACGGCGCTCGACATCGCCAAGCGACAATATCAGGAGCAAAACCCATGAGCGACCCATTCGACCCCGACAACTTCGGGCCGGAAGAGATCACGATCGACGGCATCAAGCTGGCGATGACCTGCCCGGCCTGTCCCGAGCAGTACGACGCCCTTGGTCCCGATGGCGTGCAGGTCGGCTACCTGCGGCTGCGGCATGGGGAGTTCCGAGTCGACCATCCGTGCTGCGGCGTCGAGACGATTTTTTACTCCGAGGAAGCGACGGGCGACGGGGCGTTTGAGCCAAGCGAGCGTATGCAATTTCTGGAGCAGGCCGTGACGGCGATCAAGCGACGGCTGGAAAGGCGGTAATTTGTTATTGACAATCGTCTAGCGGGACGATATACTAGATAGATCAACGCAACAAGTTGCGGAGCAAAATCATGAGTCACGATCCGTATGCCATGAAATCGCCGTGCTGCAACTGCCCGTTCCGGTCAGACGTTCGACCGTACCTGAACAGCGAGCGGGTCCGTGAGATTGAGCAATCGCTCGACCAAGGCGGCTTCCCGTGCCACAAGACGACGCGGGCTGGCGGCGCGAGCGGCAAGGCCGAGGTTCAGTGTGCTGGGCACTTGATCCTGCTGGAGAAGCTCGGCAGGCCAAGCAATCTGATGCGTGTTATGGAGCGTCTGCGAGCCTACGATCACACGAAGCTCGACATGGCGGCTCCGGTTTACGATAGTTTCGACGAAATGGCGGAAGCCCAAGAGATTTAGGAGATCAAACATGAGCGTGCAAATTGGTGGAGTGGTCGAGGTTTCGGCGGCGAGTCAGGAGCCGGTCGACTGTGGTCAAGATGGCTGCTGCAAGGCGGCGATCAAGAACGTCCAGGCGTGTGAGCCCGAGGAGTCGGACGCCGTGATTATGGAGTTCCTCAAGTCGCTGGTCGGCGACGACTGTGAAGTCTCGGTGGCCGATCTCGGCGATGGAATCAAGTGCGGCACGATCACCAAGCGGGTCGAGCGCTCGGAGAAGCAGCTTCCGTTCAAGTCCGGCGATACGGTCGTTCGGAGGTCCGATCGGGCGGTGTTCCAGGTTTCGACCTGCGGCTGGATTCCAGGCGATGCCGAGGAACGGGTGTTCTTGTGCGGCGAAAAGTCGCCTGTACCAGCCAGCGATCTTCAATTGCTGGCCGAGACAAAACACAAGCATCACGCGGTCATTCGCGCGAAGCAACTCGTCAAGGTCGACACGCAGCCAGCGATCTCAATGCTTGAGTTCCAGCGATGCTGGGCTGAGGCCAGCGAGGTCCATGTCCGCGAGGTCAACGAACTGCACGAGCAGATCGAAAATCTGACCGCCAAGCTCGAACGGACTCGGCAAAAGAGTGCTCGTCGGCATCGTCAACTTCGGTTGATGAACAAGCCGATGCAGCAGCTAACCAGTCGCAGAAAAGCGTTGGCCGAATCCAGCAGGGCAGCCGTTGAGCTTGCTGACATTCAACTGAGCAAGCTGGATAAGAAGGAGGTCGTCGAAAATGTCTGACCGAACCACGCTCGGCGGCGTGATCGAAGTCGCCGCCGAAGGTCGACCAATGCCAGAGTCATCGTGTGTCAGCGGATACGCCAAAATTAGAATCGAATCGCTGGAGATTCGACTTCAAGACGCTTTCAAGGAGCGTGACGAGGCTCGCGATTCAGTCTTGAAGCTGACGAAGCGGATCGACGAGCTTGAGCGTGAACTGCGATCAAGCAAGCAAGTGCTCGACGAAAATCGCAAGCTCAAGACGTATCTTGGCATCGAGCCGTTCGACGACGCCAGCGAGGCGATGGCTAGCCGCGTCGGCTTCTACCTGGATGGCAAGTCGTCCGCAACAAGTTGCGAGAATCCGGCGTAGTCCGCTCAAGGCAAGAATCTGCGGCATCGTTTAGGCTCCCATGTGTTCATTCACTTGGGAGCCTTTTCAATGCGCGTAGTTCTCAGCAGGCCGACCTGCATCCACGGCGAAATGCGAATGGTCGGCGAGATCATCGAAGTCCCCGAGCCGGTCGCTCGCTCGCTCTATGCCTGCGGCGCTGGCACGGTGATTCGCGAGCCGTCTGATGTGCCGCTGGAGCGTCGTGATTCGTCAATGGCGGCGTCCGGCGATCGTCCTGGTGTCTACGGAGGTTAAGGCATGAAGCCGCCGCAAATCCTCACCACGCTCGGCTACGTCAAGCCCGAATCGGTCGCCGATGTCTTTCTCGACATCGTGACGCCGACCCGAAACCGACCGCGCGATCTGGAGCATCAAGCCGAATTGCTGGCCGATCAGCTTGGGCCGCATGATCGCTGGATCATCGTGCGGGATTCTGACGACGACCGGAACGAAAGCGACCCGGCCAAATTCGTTCACGCCGACGCGATTTTGGAGATCAATCTCGACTACATGCGGAATCGGGTGTCGACCGTCAACATGGCGCGGCACGCGGGCTGTTCGATGGCTCGACCGGGCGGCTGGATCATCGAACTTGACGACCACGACTTTCTGACCCACGACACGCTCGATCTGGTGCGGCAGGCGATCGTCGATGGGGCTGGGTTTGTCTATGGAGACTGTATCCACCTGGATGGCGACGGCGAGATCATAGGCCACTATCAGAAGCCCGACTATCAGCCGTGGATGCTCAAGGCGGCGATGTGCCCCGGCGAGGGTGTGCGATGCTTCCCGGCGATCGCTTACTCGGCAGTCGGCGGCTATCGCTGGCACGGGCCAGAGAACGAGGTCGGGGCGAATGAGTTCCCAGGCGGCGACTACGGTCTGTTCATGCGGATCGAAAAGCTCTACGGCGGCGAAGGCTTCGTGCGGATTCCCAAGGTGCTTTGCTCGACCGTCAAGGCGGCAGGCACGATCACGGGCGACCACGGCGGCAAGCAAGAGGCGATGGCCGAGAAGCTGCGGGCTACCGAGAATCTTGGCCGGAGGTTCATGGGGCCATGAGCGATCTAGCCAAGGCAATCTGGAGTTCGGTCGTTGAGATTTTGCTCTGGGGAGTCGCGGTCTTCATCGCGATGCTGCTGACCGGAATGGTCGATGGCGCTGACTCGGCGACGATCACCAAGGAGCCGTGCGAGATCGCGGTTGAGATCGACCACTACACGCCCTGGGGCGAGAACGAACGGCACCGCATATCGGGCTGGTTCTTCGAGCCGCGCGGCGGCGTCTACGAAATGACCTGCAAGTACCTCACGCTGCATGATCTGTCGAGCCGCGAGGTCCGCGAAGGGGTTCGAGTTTCGAGAATTGCTATGGTCAAAGGCTACTGGATGGACCGCAATCGGACGGCGATCTTGCCGCTGCGGGTCGAAGTCATCGAAGGGCGAACGGATATCACAAAATGAAGCTGCTAGAAGATCAAGTCAAGGCAGGCGATGCCGTCGAGATAGCTGGATTTTCTAGCTACTTCGTGACAAAAGAAGGCCGTGTTTTTCATGGCGACAGAGAGATTTCATGCTCTCCAGATTGCCGTGGATACCCGCAGGTGACTTTGTGTGGCCGTCAAGATGGCCGGTACGTCGAAAAACACGCCTACGTTCACCGGCTCGTGCTCTGTTCATTTGTCGGCCCGAGGCCAGTCGGCATGGTGTGCAGGCATTTGAATGGCAATCAGAAAGACAACAGGCTTGAGAATCTTGCCTGGGGCACCATTGCCGAGAACAACCGCGATCGAGTCAAGCACGGAACGATACCGAGAGCCGAGCGGCACCACAAGGCAACGATAAGCAACGAAGTGGCTGCACTGATTAAGCGTTTTTTCTTGAGGCATAGCGGCTACGGGTCCGTTGACTTCATATCCAGGTGGCTTGGTGTCTCAAAGAGCATTGCGTCGCGAATCAAGGTCGGAAAGGCGTGGAGGGTTATAGCGTGAAGCTTCACTGGGTCACTGATTATTTTGGCGTGGGCAATTCCTACGGGTACTCGATACACAACTCGAAAGCAAAAGAGGCGTGCGAGCGACTAGGGGTTGTGATGGACGCTTCATCTGACGTGGCTTTTCACGTCACGCCGCCGCACATGTTTGAGCCTGTGCCCGGAAAGAAAAATATCGCATACGCGGCCTGGGAGGCTTCGCAGCTTCCTGAGTGCTTTCGGATACTCGAACGGGCCGACGCCGTTTGCCTAACCGCGAGCTTTCTGGTCGAACCGTTCCGCAAGCTGCTGCCGGGCAAGCCGATCTATCATGTGCCGCTCGGGGTCGACAGCGACCTGTTCCGGTATGTCGATCGCAATGACGCCAAGCGGAGGCCGATCTACGGCGGGCCGAAGCACAGGCCATTCAGGTTCCTGTGGCTAGGGGCTCCGAACGCCCGCAAGGGTCCGCTGCATGTGCTTGAGGCATGGCGGGCGTTTGCCGATTCTCCCAACTGTGAACTGTACCTCAAGACCACATTCCCGCAGGGCGAGCACGACCAGCCACCGGGCATTAAGCGGATCGGGAACATCATTTTCGACTCGCGACGAGTGCCTGCCACGGAGTTGGCCGGTATCTACGCCCATTCGCACGCCTTTGCGTTTCCGAGCGTCGGCGAAGGCTTTGGGCTCACACTCGGCGAAGCGATGGCAACTGGCCTGCCATGCGTCTACACGCCAGCGACCGCAATGCTGGACCTCGCCCCGCCAGATGAACTTGTAGGATATCCAATCAAGTACGACCTCAAGTGGGAAGACTGGAGTTGGACCGGCGTCGATGAAGCGCTTGAGCGGAGCTATCAACTCCAGGCTCAGCTTGCGACGCCAGATACCTACGATCTCGCTTTGCAGATGGGCAAGGTGATGAGCGATTGGCAGCAAGCGCTAGCCAGGGGCCGCAAGGCGGCGCGGCGGATTCGCGAGCACTTCACCTGGGAAAAATGCGGCAGGAAACTGATCGAGGTCGTGGAGTCGATATCGTGAGCGAAGATCAGGAAAAGACCAAAACACCGGCCCGCCGTGAGAGCACAAGGGGCAGAGTGCTCTCCGGTGAGGTCGATTCGGGCACGCAACAAGTTGCGGAGGCCGCTGAGCTTTCTCAGGCCGAGAAAATCACGCTCGCGATTTTGAAGTACCCGAATCACAAGCTAGAGGAAATGGCGAAGTCGCTCGGCAAGAGCCTGCGGGCTTATCCCGAGCAGGCTCAGGGGACGAGCCGCACGCTGACCTTCCACACCCAGACGACGCCGGACACGATTCGGCTGTTCGTCGAACTCGTTGAAGCTCTATGTCGCTGACCAACTCGACGAACGTCAAGCAGTACATCGGAATCTCCGGCAGCGGCGACGACACGCTGCTGGCTGCGCTGATTCTGTATGCCGACGACATGGTGAAGCGATTCTTGGGCCGAAGCCTGGAGTCGACCAGTTACACCGAGCGCCTCGACGGCAATGGCCGCGACTTCATCCGGCTGGCGAACTATCCGGTGATTAGCGTCACGTCGGTCAATGTCGATGCTGGCTGGGATTTCGATCCAGACAACGACGAGGACGCCGAGGACTATTATCTCGACGCCGAGCCGGGCTTGATCTTTCACACGACCGGCGTCTGGTCCGAGGGCAGGCGGAACATTAAGGTCGTCTACTCGGCGGGCTATGCGACGCTGCCAAAGGACGTGGTTCACGCCGCGAACATCATCGTGGCCGACCTCTACACGCGAGCCAAGCAGCTTGCGGGTGGCGGAATCCAAAACGAACTCGCTCAAGAAGACCTTGGCGACCGGAACGACTACTATCAAAAGGAGCTTACGGCTGGCGGGATTCCCGCTCAGGCCGAAGCGATTCTAAACCGCTATCGAGTTTCCAGCTAACAGGAGCAGATCATGCCAGCGACACAGGCGATGCGAGATTACTTGGCGGCACTTGAGGCTTCGATCGTGTTCCCCAAGGTGCAACTTGAGGAAGCGAAGACCGCGCTGGCGGTGGCCGAGTCGCGACTGTTCGAGACGGAGAACTCGCTGGCAAAGTCCGGTGAATCACTCGACGGCAACCGCGCCAAGCAGCGTGAGATCGAACTCAAGATCGCCGAACTGCAAGGCGAGAAGACTGCACTGGGAGTCGCCGAGGGCTTATTGATGGCCGAAGTCGTGAATAACACGCAGGCAGTCGGCATGTACAAGCAGGACGTTGCCGGGGCCGGAATGAACGTGAACACCATGACCGCCAGCGTGGCCGACATTCAACGGCAGATTGACGAGCAGGTGGCGGCGATCGTGGCGGCTGACAATGAGCCGGAGCCGGAGCCAGTGATTGAGCCGGTGAGTGAGCCAGAGCCGACGACCGAGCCGGTCGCTGAGCCAGCAGCCGAGTAGTTGCCTATCGGCCAATGCAATCCAAGTGGTCAGTGATCTATCGTGGTGGTTGACGCATGAATGAAATCATCAAATTCACGTTTAGCGGCGTGCCTATTTCTGGTAGCTGGAGGCCCGCCTACGACAGCGGCGGTTCGCCAGCTACGGACTATCACCAGTACAACGGCGACGCCGCCGCCCTGGCAACTTCGATCAATAGCTGTCCTGGAATTGGTGGCGGGCGATCTGTGGTATCTGGAAACTTTACGGACGGCTTCACCGTTGAGTTTGTTCACGATCTATCGAACACCAATATATTGCCGTTTACGGCAGCCAACAGCACGCTAGCCATTGATGGCTCGATTGGCGTGGAGTCGATTCAGACCGGCTCTGAATCTCAAAACGCGATTCATAGAATCACGATCTCAGGCGACACGGGAGAGTTTATTCTCATAATGCCTGCGGTTGGAGGCATGAATACGGCAGCAATTGCCGTGAGCGGAGGCGCGGCCGCGATCGCGTCTGCGATCAATACACTTGCGGCCTCGACGATCGTCAGTGTTACAAGTCCATCGGCAGGCGTGTTTGATGTTGAGTATATCGGCATCAGAGAACTATCCCCCCAAGACACATTTTCGATCTATAGCGAGAGCGTCGGCACGCTCATTTCGATTACAGTGACCGTGCTCCAGCATGGCGCTCCCGCGACTGTATCTCTATCTGGCAGCCCGTTGACCATTGCTGAAAATGGCGGCGTGAGCGTCGTGACGGCCATCCAGGACAATGCAGACTGGGGCGAAACAACCGTCAACCTGGGGTTTGGCGGTACGGCGGTTCAGGACGAGCACTATTCGGTCAGCACAACCTCGATTGTGATGCCGGGCATGTGGGCTAATGGGGGAGTTGGCATCACGTCAGGCTCGATCGAAATCACGGCCCTCGACAACGCCTTGAGTGAAGGCGATCTAACGATCATTGTCGAAATCACGAGCATCACGAGCACTTACGGCCAAACGCCAGCCGAAAACGGCACGCAACAGGTTACGATTACGATTACAGACGACGATGCTACGGCTGTTTCAATTCCGGCAATCCAGGCAGCATATCAACGCATGAGGGCAGGCTAATCATGAAACTCTTGAAGCAATCGACGGCTCGCTACATTCTGCTTGGCCCGTTTCTCGATGCGACCGATGGCGTGACTGCCGAGGCTGGGCTGGCTGGCTCGATGACGGTCTACGTCAGCAAAGACGGGGCCGCACAGGCTGCCCGCAATTCAGCAACCGCGATTGCCTATGACGCGCGCGGCTATTACCGCGTGCATCTGGATGCGACCGACACCGCGACGCTCGGCGTGCTGCGGGTTCTGGTTCACGATTCGGCAACGCACTTGCCTGTCTGGGCTGACTTCATGGTCGTTCCGGCAATGATCTACGACACGCTGGTCGCTGGCACGGACTACATGGACTCGCAGGTTAAGGCGATCGACACGGATGCGATCACGGCGGCGTCATTGAACGCCGATGCGGTGACTGAGATTCAGGCCAACATGGCAACCGCTTCGGCGCTGGCGACCGCTCAGTCTGGGATCACCACGATCGCGGGCTATATCGACACCGAGGTCGCGGCGATCAAAGCCAAGACTGACACCATTCCGTCGAGCCCGGCGACCGAGGCCACACTGGCGACGATTGCGGCCTATATTGACACCGAAGTGGCTGCGATCAAGGCGAAGACGGACAATCTGCCGAGCGATCCGGCTGATGCCAGCGATATCGCAGCCTTGTTCTCGACAGTCAACAGCAAGCTCGATGCGATCGACGATTATGTCGACACCGAAATTGCTGCGATCAAGGCCAAGACCGACACGTTGGCGGATATCTACTACGCCGACATCAAGCTGACGCGCGATGAGGTCAACGACCAGGACGAGTACACGGTGATCTGGTTCAAGAACGGGTCGCCTGTCACGAGTGGTATCTCGGGCACCCCGACGATCCGAGTCTACACGCGAGCCGGTGCCGACCTCATCACAACCTCGAACATGACGAGCGTGATCGCGGGCGTCTACAAGTACAACGAAGCGACGAGCCTGATCTCGTTGGGCGATGCCGTGGTGGTGCATGTCGCGGCGACGATTGATGGCAATGCCTGCACTGACCGAGCGGTGATTACTCGCGATGTGGAGGTCTAAACATGCTGGCAGCGATGATTCCGGTGATTCGCAGCAGGCGGACATTCGTTGCCGACCTCGTGGGAGTCTCTACGCCTAGCTCACTGTCGCAAGTCGGCGGCGACTTGTCTCGAATCGAGTCTGGGCCGTGCAAGGTGACGTATCGCTCCGTGGCCTGCGGTCACACGATGGGCGGCGTCAGTATGTCGATCAAGCCGCAATTGCGGGACCGCAAGGTCGACGAGTACGGCGAGCACGGCGTCGACTTGATCTATGTCGGCGACATGGCCGAGGTCAAGTGCCGATTCGCCGAGAAGACAATGGCGGTCGTGCAAGCGGTCTACCAGTTCGGCAACCGCGTGACCGAGACGCTGCACGTTGGCTACGGACCTGGGGCCAAGGGCGGCACGGTTGGCGGCGAGCTTGTGCTGCATCCGCTCGACGGCGATGGCACGCGCGACGACGTGACATTCTTCAAGGCCACGGTCAGTGACATTGGCGAAGTTCAGTTCGGCAGCGTGACTGCCGATCGGGTTTTCGACTGCACGTTCAAGTGCGTGACGGATGCAACCAAGGCTGACGGGCAGTTGCTCGGCAAGGTGGGTGTCTAATGCCCGCTCTCCGCAGGATGAACTTCACGGCGGCTGTTTCTCGTCCGACCGTCTCGCAGTCGGCAACGGGTGTTCGCAAGGCGACGCTGGCGGCTGTGAATGGCATGTCGGCGGTGGCCTGCGCCTTGCATCCGCGCGACGCGCGCAAGTCGACCAAGGAATACGGCACGGATATCGAGTTCGACGCGATGGCTTATTTTCCGGCTGGGACCGATATCAGGCCGGGAGCTTCGCAGTCGGACGGACTGGGCGATCGGCTGACGATCACCGACGAGACTGGATCATCGACAAGCTGGCTGGTGATCTCGACGCGCGATCCGGCCAATGCCCGCAAACTCAAGGTGGCGTTTCTTCGCAGGTCGGCAACTTAGCCCGCAACTTGTTGCGTGAGGGTCGATCATGTTTCAGATCAAGTGTCAATTCGACGCCGCTGTCGATCGCGCTGCCGAGCGTAGGCTCAGGCAGATCACCGAGCGAGTCCATCGGGCTCTGGCCGATTGCCTCAACGAGATCGCGACCGTCTGGATGAAGCAGGTCAAGCGCCGGATGCCGGTCGACACAGGTGACGCCAAGCGGCAGGTCCACGCCGTTCTCGCTTCGCCTGCTAGCCTGATTGCTGCGGTTGGCAGCGATATCGACTACGTGGCTCATCTTGAGTTCGGTAGCCCCTATGTCGCGGGCGGCCAAGTGATTGGCTGGCTTCCCGGCGATCCGCTGATTACCGAGTGGGTTCGCAAGAGCATGGGGGCCGCAGGTAATCACGGCGGCACGCATAGCGAAGACGAATTGATGCCGCCGTTCCGTGGGTCATTCGACACGATCAGGCAATTTGTGATGCAGCGAGTCCGACGAATCCCGAACGATATCGCTGCGGTGGTGGCAAGAACATAGTCAGTCGGCGGGCAGTAAGGAAAGTCGATGGGCAAGCGAAAGAAGGACCGCGAGGTCGAAGTGGCCGAGGTTTCGATCATGAATCTGGTCGGCGATATCGAACGAGTCGCCGAGCACTTCTGCATCCGACGCGGCTCGATTCCGATCGACTTGGCGGTCAGAGAGCGGCTGAATGTGCCACGCGGCAAGGTACTGATTTACGCCGACGACGAAAAGTGGGGTCGGCTGATCTTGCTGCATCGGCCAGAGGATTATGAAGCCGTTCACGCGATGCTGCACCGAGCCGACATGAAGCTCAAAGACGTAGAGCAAAATCCAGAGGCAACCGAGGAGGCTTTGCTGTGACGACGACGGCGATTACGGTCGGATTGTTTGGGGTTGGTGTCGCTGCTGTCGCGGCTTGCTGCTTTGCGACCGGCGTATTCTTCGGCGCTGCGATGGCTGTCGTGTGCAGGCGGCAAGAGGCGGCGACCAAGCAGGTGAGCAAGGTCTATCACCACTACCACGACGAAGACTACGGTGGCGAGTTCGATATGCCACCGGATGAAGCCGAAGAAGACGACGATGGCGATGGGTGGAAGCGCAAAGTGGGCATGAGCTAAGGGGCTGTCTATGAGCACGGCAACGAAACCGATTGAGGCGATCCAGACGGCAATGGCGGGCCTGTCTGGAATCTCAGCATTGGGCGGCAGAGTATTCCAGGGCACGCCCGAAGACCACCAGGGCTTTCCGCTGCTGTGCTGGCACTTCAACGAATCGCCGGGTCCGACCGACGCCGAAAGTTGGCTCTATCGCGACTACAAAATCACGGTCGACTTGTTTGGCAGCGACGAGGATCAACTCGAAGACCTCAAGCTGTCGGTCGACTTGGGGCTGGGCGACCTGTGTCACGGCGGCGGCATGGATAGCTCCGAGTGGAGGATCACGCGACTACGCCGGGAGGTCGGCTGGCGCAAAATAGCATGGAACGCTCGACAGGACACAACGGGCAATGCGGTGATCCAGTGGCAGAGCGAGTGGCGGTTCACGGCATTGCGAAAGCAGAGCTAGTTGATTGATCGGCGGCGTCTTCCCTGTCTGCGCTGACAAGGGCAATTCATCCGATCTAAAAGGGGCAAAATCATGGCAAGCCAAGTTGGTGGTGATCTCAGTAAAATTGAAACCGGGCCGTGCAAGGTGACGTACAAATCGGTCGCCTGCGGTCACACGATGGGTGGCGTGACGTTCGGCGTCAAGCCGCAGCTTCGCGAGCGCAAGGTGGACGAGTACGGCGAGCATCTGGCCGACTTGATCTACCAAGGCGATCAGGTCGACTGCAAGGCGAAGTTCGCCGAGAAGACGATGCAGGTTGTGCAGACGGTCTACCAGTTCGGTAGCTCGATCAGTTCAAGCTGCTGGGGTATCGGCAAGCTGCCGGGCACTAAGGGCAGTTCGCTGGCCGGTGCGCTGGTGCTGCACCCGCTCGACGGCTCGGGCACGGTCGACGACGTGACGTTCTACAAGGCGGTCGTGTCGGACGTGGGTGAAGTTCAGTTCGGCTCGGTCGGCAACGATCGCGTCTTTGAAGCGACCTTCAAGATGCTGATCGACGAGAGCAAGAGCGACGGCCAGTTGATCGGCAAGATCGGCGTGGCGACGAGCTAACGATGTCAGCCTGTTAGATCGGGGCAACCGCGCGGGTGGCTTGCGAACGTCACCCGCGCGGCTCTTAAAGTTCGCGGGAGTTTTTTATGACAACGGCAGTCGATCCACGGCAAGTGCCGGTGGATGCCCCTATCAAGCGGGTTTCGGAAATCGTGACCAAGGACGGCGCGAGCGTGTCGGTTCGCGGCCTATCGCTTGGCACCACGTTCAGAGTGGTGGGTGCGATCACCAAGGCTGGGATCAAGAGCATCCCGGCTGGACTGGTGCTTGGCGATTTTGTTACCCCGGAACAGCGGGCGGCGATCAATGCCGCACCGAGCGAAGAGGTCAAAGCGGCTCTGATTCAAGAGGCTTACGCCAACTTGAGCGTCGAGCAGAAGCGGATGATCTCCGAGTCGAACTCGGCTCGCACCGAGGCGATCGTCGACTTGGTGGTCAGTTCGGACGGCGCGATCGAAGCTCTGATCGGCGGCTGCACGAATCTCAAGCCTGCCGAAATCTCGGCCTTGAGCATCACCGATGCGCTGGCGATTATCGCCGAGGTTCTTGAACTCACGGGGGTCCATGAAACCGTGGAGGCCGTCGTGGGTTTTATTGGTCGGATTGGGGGCCTTATGGACGCCGCAGGCCGTCGATCCGAAACGACCAAGCAAGCGAGCGGCGAAGCCGAGTAAATGTCGGCAGCCGAACGCTGCCGTACAACACTTGGAGCCTTGATGTCGTCGAGCCAATCGCAGGCGAGTATCACTGGTCGCACAGTGACATTCTCGACCTGCCTTTGGTGGCGGCTCTACACTACGCGATGATGGCTTGCCGTCGTCGCTGGGAGCGGATTGAGGACATGCGGATTGCGACATGCTTTCCGCACTATGACGACAAGACTCGCGACGCGATCTTAGCCAGAATCAACCTGATGACCAGCGGGCCGGGGACAGTGATCGAGTGGGAGCAGACCCTCGATCCGCAGACTCAGCGAGCGATCGCCGACTGCGACAAGGAGCGTGACGAGGTTTACGAATCGCTCAAGGCGGCTGGGATGCTGTGCCAAGCAGATGGCACCAAGCCGATCAGCAAAGTCCTTGGGCGCTAGCTTGGGGGCGGGCTGATGGGCGTGCAATTCAAGAAAGCGGGCGTGACGACTCTCAATATGCCGTGGCCTGCGGGCGGCGCGGCGGTCAAGCCGCTACTCGCCCAGAGCGTGCATCGCACTTCGGCGAACTCTCTCTACGCCGTCAAGCACGCGCCGACTCGCTATCAGGTGACTCGTAAATTCGAGTCGCTGAGCGATTCGGAAATGAACGCCTTTGTGACCTTCTTCGAGGCGATTGGCGGGTTGGCGAACGACTTTATCTATCGCTACCAGCCCAAGGGCGACTCGAACTATCGCGAGGTCATATGCTCGTTTGTGGAGCCGCCCGAGGCGACGCGAATCAGCCGCGATATTTGGGACGTGACGGTGGTCGTCGAGCAGAGCGATCATCCGAACCGATACGACGAAACGACAGTCTAGTCCGCAACTTGTTGCGTGACACGGAGGGGCAGCGATGAGCATTGACTTTGATGTCCTCAAAGGCATTTTGTCGATCGACGCGAAGAAATGGGACAAGGGGCTGGCTGACGCTCAGCGGTCGCTTGGAAACTTTCGCAAGTCGGTCGATGGCGTCTTTTCGTCGATTGATACCGCTGCCGGTCGGCTAAGCTCTGCCACCAACAGGATCACGCAATCGGCGGCTGGCATCGACCGCATGGTTCAGGTCATGGATCGGAGCCGTGGCTCGATTCGCGCGGTGGGCTCGGATATCGGCGGGCTCGGCGGGCCGCTCGCACAGGCGGCGAACTACACCCGCGCGATGACCACGCAGTCGCAAGGGCTAAATCGTGAGCTTGCGCAAATGCGGGCGAATACTCAATTCGCTCAGCCGATGGTGCAACAAACGCGACTTGTCGTTCAATCTTCGCAGCAAGCCGAAGCCGCGATCACGAGGCTGTCTAATGCCGCACGCGGACTTGGTGCAAGTCTGCAAGCCGGGATGCAGCGAGCCACGGAGACGATTCGCGGGGTGAGCACGGTCGCTTCGACGGCGGCGGCTGTCGGCGCTGCTGACTCAACCCGATTGGCGGCGACGTTCGAGCAAGGCATGTCGCGAGTCAAAGCTCTCGTCTCTGGTCGCGTGACGGACACGCAAGAGCTTGAGCGGGTCATGAAGGACATGGAGGCCCTGGCTCAAAAGCTCGGTGCGGAGACGGTCTACACCGCCAGGGATGCGGCTGGAGGCATGGAGGAGCTTGCCCGTGCTGGCGTCAAGGCGTCGGACATCATGAAGGCAATGCCAGCCGTGCTTGACCTTGCCGCCGCTGGCAATGTGAGTGTGAGCGATTCAGCCAAGATTACCGCCCAGGCTTTGTACGGACTGGAAGTTCCAGCCGACAAAATGGGTCACTTGATGGACGTTTTGGCAAAGGCCGCGACGACCGCCAAAACCGACATTCTTGGCATCGGCGAGGGCCTGAAATACGTCGGGCCGATTGCGACGATGAGCGGCATGTCGATGGAGCGGCTGATCGCTCTGATGCAGGCCATGCAGAACAAGGGGCTCGACGGCAGTACGGCTGGCACTGGACTGCGGTCGCTGATGACCGACGTGGCGAGGCTCGACAAGACCACGAAGAAATTCTTCGACGATATGGGGGTCGAGACGCGCAAGCCGAGTGGCGCGATGCGCGACCTGTTGGATATCATCAAAGACATTGACGCCTCAATGAAGCGTCAGGGCATGAGCAGCGAGCAGATGATTACCAAGGCTTCGGCGGCGATGGACGTTCGCTCGGCGACCGCCCTGGCTGCGCTGTCTTCGACCGGAGGCGAGGCCATCGGCAAGATGGAGGAAGCTCTCAAAGCTGCCGATGGAACGGCGAGTCGAATCGCCAAGACAATGCTCGACAATCTGATCGGCAGCTTCACGAAGCTGGATAATGCCACAGAAGGACTGCGGCTGCGATTCGGCCAAGGGCTCACTCCTGCCCTGCGATCCGGCGTCGATGCCATGACGGCTTGGATTGATAAAAACCAGCAATGGCTTGGTCAGGGGATTGACTCTGCGGTTGACCGTCTCGTTCGTGGTGGCACCGAAGCCGTTCGCGTTATCGGGATGCTGGTCGACAAATTTTCTGGGCCATTAGTGAGCGGCGTCAGCGGGCTCTTTGCGCTATTTGACAAGCTGCCGCCGAGCGTGCAGGGCTTACTGTCGCTAGGTGCCGCGATGAGTGCTGTGAGCCTGGCTCTGCGGGCAATCGGGCCGATGACGCCGATTATAGGCGGGCTGCTTACGATCATCGGCAATCTGGTCAATCCGTTCTCGATGCTGTCGACCGCAGCCAGTATGTTTGCGACCGCGACGACCGCCGTTGGTGGGTCGATCGGCACGGTGTTGACGATCGTCAATCCTTACACGGTTGCAATCGGTGCGATTGCCTTGGCGATTCGTCAGGCCATGCAGTCGTCGGACGAGTATGCCGCTCGCGGCAAGTTCGTCTGGGACAACGTGGTTCAGTGGGCCACGAAAGCCAAGAGCGCCTTCATGGACCTGTTTGGAAATGTCGGCGCTGGCCTGAGCAAGTGGGCTTCTGAGAACGCCGACAGCTTGCAGAGGATCGTCGAGAAGCTCGGCGAGTTGGCGATCAATATCGGTGTCGTGATTACGAACATCGTCAATCTGGTTTCGCAGTCGGATGCCTGGGGTAAGTTTGGCAGCGCGGGCGAGTGGGCAATCGGCGTTATCAAGAGTGCTTTCGAGAGCCTGATGTTCGTGATTGAGACTGGGCTCGATGCGCTCAACGGCGACTTTCGCAGGCTCGAAACGATCGGGCTTGGGCTCAAGAAAATCTATCACGACGCACTGGCGACGTTCCACGACGCAATGGCCGAGGCCAAGCGAGCGATCGGCGACGAAGCTGGCGCGAATCTCAGCAACAAGCGAGCGACTCAGGAGCGAGCCAAAGGTCAGGCTGCTCTGCGAGAGCAGGACAAGATGGCCGAGAGTATTGTCGCCGACAACGAAAAGCGAAAGGCCGACCGGGAAGGCGCTGCCGAAATGCGACGCTCGCGCGAACGGTTTGAGCGGGAGGAGCGAGAAGATAAAGCCAAAGAAGCGAAGGCTGCCGCCAAAAACAAGGCTGCACCAGAAGCTCAAGCTGGCGGCGCTGCGTCAATCCCTGCCGAGCGAGTCAATGAGCCGATTGCCGAGGCGAAGCGCGGGCTGCCTGGGCTGCCGGGGGATCACGGCAAGTACCTGGACGGCGACTGGTCTTCGATGAGCCGAAACCAAATCCAAGAGAACGTCGGCAACTTTAATCGCATGAGCATGGGCACGATCGACGCCCTGCGCCGACGCAAGGGTCGTGAGGAAGCTGGCGGCGGCACGAGCAGCGTCGAAGGCAAAGACCTTGCCGAAATGGATCGCTTGCGGCAGCAGATTATTCAAACCATGCAGGCTGCCAAGCAGGCCAGCGGCGAGGCTCGCGGCGAAATGGTCGCCTCGCTCGGAGAGCTTGAAAGCAAGTATGCGGCAACGTACCAGAAGATCAGCGACAAGATTGCAGGCACCTACAAGGCCGAAACCGAGCAAGCCAAAACGGCTGGCGATGCCAAGGTGAATACCGCAAAGGCGACGGCAGACAAGGAAATCGCCGAAAGCGATCGCCGAGTTCAGGCCGACAAGAAGGGCCGTGAGCAGGAAGTCTCCAATGCAAAATCGGCGGCGATCGAAAAGCAGGCAGCCAGTCAATCGGTAGGGGCGGGAGGCTCTGGCGCTTCGATGGTCAACGGCAGCGTCACTTATGCTGGTGGTCGCAAGTTGACCAATCAAGGCAACGGCATCAGTCTGTCGGCTGGCGGCACCGGCAATGGGGCACCGATCTACACCGATCAGGTCGGCAGCGCCATGACGCAGATCATGCAGATGAGCTTTGGTCTAACGAACCTCTTCAACGGGGCGGTGCAGGGCATTGGGGCTGGAATGGCGAGCTTTAATCAAGCCCTCGAAGAGGCGAGCCCGATGCAGCGGCTCGACATGATGATCGGCAATCTGCAAGCCAAGGCTGGCATGATGATGCACAACACAGCCGTCACGGGCAGCATGGAAAGCCGTCGCGCCGAGGTCAATGTCCAAGAGGAACTCGACTTACTCCAGCGACAAAAGAACAAGCTCTGGTGGGAGGAAGCCGACGCTCGCAGCAAGGCCGAGGATCGCGCGCGGGCTGCCAAGAACAAGCCAGCGGCGGCTCCGATCGGCGGCAATCGCGGGTCGCAGGCCGGTCAGTACGGGGCGATGTCGGTTCACGATTCCGGTTCGACCACTGTGGTACAAAACTTCAACGGCGTCACGGATCATGCCGAGTTCGCCAAGCAACTCGAAGGCGCTCTGGATCGTCGCGGCACCGCGCGAAGCAATACCCGCAATCGGTTCTTTAGCCGCAGCGATTCGACGTTCGCCAAACAGGGAGGCTAGCACGCAACTTGTTGCGGAGTAACCATGCGCACATTCACCACGCCGTTCTTGAGCCAACTCAACAAGCGATCAAGCAGGCCCTACCTCGTTTTGCAGATCGACTGGTACGTCAACAGCGAAGCGTACAAGCAGACGAACTACGTCAAGACGCGATATTACATCGACCGTCCGCTGTCGCAGTTCGACGCCCTGGCGGCGGATCGCTGCCCTGGCTACGACGCTGGCTTGAGCAAGTGCCGAGTCGTCGACTGGGGAAGCGTGAAGCTGTCGCTACGCGAGGGGCAGGTCGGCGCGGTGGATGATCTGACGATCAAGCTCGAAGACACGCTGGGCGAGATTCGCGGCTTTCTCGACGACGCGGTGCAGCAGCGCGAGGTCGTCAAAATCTATCGCATGTGGGACGAAGACGATGTGGTCTGGGATGACGACAAAGCCTTGATTTTCGCCGGTGCGATCAAGCCCTATTCGTGGTCGGAGGCCGACAACACGATCTCGATTCCACTGGAGGATATCTCTCGGCGGATCATGGGCAACGTCGGGCTGCGGATCGACAAAGATATTTTTCCGAACTGTCCACTCGAATCGCGCGGCAAGATGGTTCCGGTCGTGTGGGGCAAGTGCGAACGAGTCGAGGCGGTCTTGATCTCGGCACCGTGGAGCACGAGGACCGCTGTGCCGATTCCCGCCAGCAGTTCGCCGCCGTTCACGGTTCAGATCGCGAGCCACCCCGACGAGATCGGCATCGGCGGCGAGTTTCCTGGCGGCACGGTCGGTTCGCCGATTGAAATCTGGATCAATGGCGACAAGGCCGAGGGCTACGTCTCGGCGTCAGGCACGCCGGACACGACCGATAGCACGGTGACGATCACCGGATTCAGCGCGACCGCTGTGGCGACCGCGACGATTTCGCAATCATTCGGATTCTCGCCAACTCGTAGCGGTGTGATCCAGGCCGACACGATCTCGCCAGCAGGGCTCTACAACACGCTGGCGAGTGATTTTCCGGCTGGTGCCGATGTTGAAATTCTGGTCGGCGGCTCGTGGGTCGCTGATACGATTGCCACGATTACGCCCGATTCGCCCACGGTCGGCAGCTACGAGATCACGCTCACCACGCACAGCGACGACTTCACGGCTGGGCAGCCGATCAGGTTTTTGAACTCAACCGCCCAGCAGAAACCGGCCAACTCGGGTGCTCAGATCAGGTCGGTGTCTGGCGCGACCGGGCCGGGCAAGTACATTTACGCCGTCAATGCTCTGCCGAGCAAGTCGGTGACGCGGGTCGAGGGCTTCGGCAAGACCAAAGGGGCGGGCGGTGGCGATCGGGAGGATTTTGTCTACCTGGGCGGGATCACGAGCGACGAATTGAGCGGCACGGTCGAAGTGACCGACTTCGTGGCGAGCCCGTACACGGTGAATCTCAACGACAACACCTGGGAAACCGAACTGGGCCGCAGAATCACCACGATCACATTTGACGCGGCACCAAGTATGACTCAGGGCGGGCTGCGTGATGATCGCATTTGGGTCACGCTCGACGGGATCGAGGATCAAGGCGACGCCACTGGCGACTTGATTACCAATCCGGCAGGCATCATTGCCGAGTATCTGCAAAACGACAATCTGATGGCCGTGGCCGATGAGTTCATCGACGCTTCGAGCTTCAACGCCGTGGCCGGTGAGCTTTCGACGATAGTCTGCGGGTTTGCTCAGATCGACAACATCGACGGGCTGGCTCTACTGCAAGATATCGCGCGGCAATGCCGGTGCGTGCTGTTCTTCGATCAAGGTAAGATCAGGATCAAGCGGCTGAGCAACACCAGCCCTGGTCATGTGGTGCATTTCAACCGCGACAAGATTCTGGAGAACTCGCTGGAGTACACTGATTCGCCGCTCGAAGAACTGACCACGATGATTATCGGCACCTACCGCCGTTCGTGGGATGATATCTACGGCAACAAGAACAACACGCATATCGAGTTCGATAGCGACATGCAACAGGCTTACGGCAATCAGCCGCTCGAAATGCCGCTCTGGATTTATCGCAGGTTTCCGCATGTCTCGACAGTGGCTCAGTTCTACCTTACGCGGTACAAGCGACTGTATCGAAACGTCAAGTTCAAGTCGTGTCACGAGGCACTAAAGCTCCAGCCGGGCGACTGGGTTAAGCTGTCTTACTTCGAGGGCCAGATCGGCAATGAGTTTGCCGCGACATTCGAGACAGACACACTAGCTGAGATCACCTACACCGACTTGGTGAGTGCCGAGAATCCGTTTGGCGGTGGCAAGGCCGATCCGGTGCTGAATCGCGGCTATTGGGTCACCTCGACAGCCAGGCCGTTCAAGGCCGTTGATGTCGGCAGGACGCTGGAGATTACGTCGTGCGATCTGCCTTTAGGGAGTCTGCCGACAACCTTTGGCGGCACGCGAACGATAGAGGAAGTGGTCGAAGGCTGTGCGAGGCTGAATGTTCACGTCTGCAACCCGGTTGGCTGGGACTTGGTTGATGGAACTGCGACGCTGTACGAGAAGGATATCTACTGGCTCAAGCCAGTGACGACCGGCGACTTTACGTTCGATCAAACCCACGTCGGCAGGTACGTGCTGCTGAAAAACTCACTCGGCGTCAGTCAGGGTGCGTTCAAGATCAAAGTTGTTCGCGGCGGCGTTAATAAGGTGTGGCTAGGCGAAGGTCTATCCGGCTCCAGTGAGACGACGTTCACCGGGACGGCGATCGTGGCGATCAAGGTGCCGTTCGATCTGACCGATTGCGAGGTCGTCGAGGTTACGGATGGCGGGCCGGAGGGTATCTTCGACATCATGTGCCGACAGCCCATGACCGCCAATAGCCGAGTTTACTCGCAGAAAAAATGAGCCGCAAAATCTCCCAGGCGATCAATCGCCGCCTATCGCAGACACGGCAACCGAACAGCAAATTCACCCGCGACGAGCTTGTCTGTCCGGCGACGTGGCGGGCGACGGCCACGCAGGCACCCTGGGAGGGGGCGATCGAGAAGAAGCCCTGGCAGTATCGCGTGACGGCGGTCGTGCCGCATTGCAACACGCCGGACCTGCTCAAGCTCTGCGTGGCGATGCTCCGCAGTCAGACCGAGCCGGTCTATATCGTGGTGGTCGACACGGGCACGCAAGATTCGATGCTCGACGACGTGCTGGCGCTGCGAGCCGATGACCTTGAGGTCCATCAGATCAACTGCCACGGCGGGCGACACTCGTCCGAGTTGGTGTCGATCGCGATGGAGGCCGGGCAGGCTTGCGTGCAGACCGAGTGGATGCTCACGGTTCATTCGGACTGCCTCGTCACGCAGCAGAATCTCGTCGAGGAATGGATCGAACGCTGCGACCGCGAAATGGCGGCGGCGATCGGCTATCAGAGCATACCGCGATCAGGCTGCGATTGGTGGCAGGGGATGCTGTCGCATACGCTTTCGCTCTGGCACATGCCGCAGATCGACCGGATCAAAGCGGGCTGGACGATTCGCCGCTTGGTCAACAACTATCGACACCTGTGGGAGTCCGGCGAAGAGACGCAGCGGGCCGACACGGAAGTGCTTATCAACGAAATGCTCAAAGACGCGAGCCTCAATGCGATCATCGTCGGCGAAGAAACGACCGGCGAGATCGAAGAGGACGAACGGCGAATCCACCTGCGGAGCTTCACGGCGGCGGCACTATACGGCAAGCCGTCCGAGCGGTTCGACGAGCTTCCTGATATTGTCGAGCGGGTGGCGATGCTGGCCGTCGAGCGAGGCCAGGGCATCACCAGCGAAACGATCGAGGCTTTGGCGGCGATCGCTCAAGGCAGGCAGCGAAAGAAGTTCGCAGAAGACGAACTTGATCTGCCGAGCGAGCCTGCGGCGGTCCACGACGAGCCGACGCCGGTGCCGATTACGGCCTTGGAGTCGCCGGGCGAGCGCGGGCGAACCGTGACGTTCATTGCGCCGTTCTACGAGTATTACCCGGTCTTGATTGAGTCGTTGCTCGATCAAAGGCACAGGGACTGGAAGCTGGTGCTTTATCACGACGGGCCGCTGGTCAAGCCGGAGCCGGTCGTCGCCAAGCTGCGACGGGTTTGCGAGCCCAGGATTCTCCAGTACACGACCCGCAAGCGGTACAACGACTGGGGTCACACGCTGCGGCAGCTTGGGCTCAATATCGTCAGCAAGATGGAGCTTGGCGACTATGTGGTGATTACGAACGGCGACAACTATTACGCGCCGGGCTTCTGCGACATCATGGTCAACGCGATCGAGAAGCAGCCAGGCGCGGTCGGCGGCTATTGCGACATGACCCACAATTACTGGCAATGGAAGCCGCTGCGGTCGGTTCTGCACCACGGCAATATCGACTGCGGCTGCGTGATGGTGCAGCGCGAGGTGGCGATCGAGGCGGGCTGGCTCGACAAGGCCAAGGACGCCGACTGGACCTACATCGAGCGGATCATCGAACGCTACGGCGAAGAGAATCTCGTCCACGTCCAGAACACGCTGTTCACCCACAACTGAGGCGGGCCATGCTAATTATTACCGGAACGGGCCGCTGCGGTACGTCGCTACTGGCTCAGCTTTGCCGCGAACTCGGCTACGACAAGGGGATCGGCGGCGGCTGGGATAAGTCGATTAACGCGGGCTGGGAGAGCCGGGAGTGTGTCGAGATCAATGACCGGATCAATGAGCTTGGCAGGCAGCGGCGGCTGGCCGAGGCCCTGGAGGGCGATCTAGCGGCGAAGATCATGGCGTTCAAGCCGCGCGTAGTCAAAGACCCGAGGTTCGTCAGGCACCCCGGCGTGATGCGCGTCTGGGCGACGCTCCGCAAAGACCTGCGGGTGGTGATCTCGCACCGCGAAGTTCGAGCCGCCGTCAGGTCGAGCCGCGAGGCGTTCTTTTCGTCGATCGACTACTGGCGAACCGCGACCGAGGGGGAGCAGATTGCCCGGCTCAATGGCGATCTGTTGAGTGCCGTACAATCGCTGGCCGACAATCGCGTGCCGTTTCGGTTCGTCTACTTTCCTGAGATTCTGAGCGACTATGCCCAGGTTCACGATGCCCTGTCGCAGTTCGGCGAACTCAAGTGGGATCGGCTCAAAGGGTCGCAGAAATGGGCTGAACTCTGCAAGCCCGAAATGGTTCACTGGACATGATCCGCAACAAGTTGCGTGGCAGGTTATTTTTCAGATTTTTTTGAAAATCCTGTTGACATAGGTCTATCGTTACGATATACTCTGTAGAGACAAAGCAATCATCAAGGCAAGGACCAAGATCATGACGACAGCAACCAGCAACCAAGTCAAGTGGCGTCGGAATAGCGACGAAGGCTCCTATTTGACGATCAACCACGGCCTTGTGATTCAGCTTCCCGGCAGCCGGGTGCGGCTGTCGAAGTCGGCTCGCTGGTACTACGAAGTCGACTGCAAGGGCGAGCGGGTCAAGGGAACGGCAGACACGATGGCTGAGGCAAAGGAGGCCGTCGAGAGCCTGATCTACCGCGACAGCCACTAATCGGCCAGAAAACATTTTCAGATTTTTTGAGATTTTGTGTTTGACTTGGGTCTAGCGTGATGATATACTTAGATAGTCAACACGACACCAATCAAACAAGAGCCAAAGCCATGAACACCACCGGACTCTGCTTCGTCAAAACCGCTGAAATTGCTGCTCAAATTTGCGAAGCTCTCGGCGATCACAACAAGCCGTCGTTCAGCCCTGAATTCAACGGCAGCGGCGAATGTGTCGGCTTCTGCATCCAGGTCGAGTCCTGCGATCAAGTCAAGTTCGATAAGCTCCGACAGAAGGCTTTGGCAATCAAAGCCACTGAGTACGCCGTCAATAAGTTCTAGAAAGCAACCACCACCAAACCGGAGATCAGATCATGTCCGAGCCTAAATTCCAATCATACGAACGAGACGGCAAAACGACGGTCGAGAAGCTCAAGGAGCTACTGGCCCGCCTGAGCGATAGCGAGCTTACGAGCGCTGGCGAAGCCGAATTGAGCGGATCGGACATGCTACTCGATCACATGAACGACATGGCCTACGACCTGCTCCGAGAGGTTCGCGAGCGTCGAGGCGAGTAGTCGCCACCAACCACCACCAACCACGGAGATCAAGATCATGCCACGCACAACTCGACGCCGACCGACCTACAAGCAGTTCATTGACCGTTTGGTCGAAACCACCAAGCGAGGCCAGCCTACGGGCCGGATGCTGACGCTGCGGAACGTCGGCAATAAGCTGCTGATGTATCTCGGCCAGCCGGTCAAGACGAATCGAATCAAGGACGCCAGGGTCGTCGAGGGCTACATTCAGAACGAGTACACGTTCGACCTGCCGAGCGACTGGAATCTGTGCGAGCCACCGCGATTCGACGAACAGCGCGGCATCACGATCCACGCCGAGCAAGTTGGCAGCGATCGAGTGGTGGCCGTTCGCAAGGCTGGATTGTTTGAAATGTCGGAGGTCTGGGGCTGATTAGCGAGGTCCGCGCCGGGCGAGTTTCCGCGATCCGTGCTAGGTTCCCGATAGACGAAAGGGAGCCTAATGCGGATCGCACTCGTATCATCGACCTGGACGACTCACCGCCGATCGGCGCGGGAAAACACCTGCGAGATCAGGGCGCAAGAGCTAGCATCGCTTGGTCACGAGGTTCACGCGATCACGACCGGCGACCCGCAGGTCGGCGTTCGTCGTGACTTCGACGGGCTGGCCGTGCATCATTGCGAGGGTCAGCCGGGCCGTTGGTCGGGACGATTCGCCGAGGAGTGCCGAGCGATCTGCGAGGCGATCAAGCCGGACATTCTGCATCTGGAAGACTTCGAGCCGACGCTCCGTTGGTGGGAGTCGAGGCCGGGCGGCGTCAAGCGGATCGGCTGCACGCTGCACGAGTCGCTGCTCGGCTGGCTCAAGACGATCGACACGCTCTATGCCCACGACAAGATCAGGCGGATTCCGGGCGAGCTTGTCAGCGACGGGCGGCTGCGGGCCGAGTTGGCGGCGGTGCTGAGCTTCGATCATGTGGCGGTGACTTGCCGCAAAGACCTAATGGACGGCGAGCAATACTATCCGGGTGCCAAGCTGGCTCTGGTTTACAACCCGGTCGGCAGCCGGTTCTTCCGACCACGATCCGACAAGATGCCGCAGCGACCTTGCTTTCTGGTCGCCAGTTCACCGTTCACGCACCGACACGGACACCGCGACGCCGAGCGAGCCGGAGAGTTGGCTGGCTACGCGGTTCAGGTCGTCGCAGGCAGCGGGCCGAACAAGGTTCCTGGGCTGCTTGACGCGAGCACCGGGGCGATCGTGCCGAGCTATCAGACCTGGGGCCTGAGCATGTCGGCCTGTGAGGCTCTGGCTCGCTGTCGACCGGCGATCGTCTACGCGGGGACCGGGATTGCCTACGAGGAGTTTCGCGGGCTGGAGGGCCTCGTTGTGGTCAATCCAGGCGACATTGATGCGATGGCTGCGGCGATGCAACTCTGGATGCCGCGCGTCGAGTACGGCGTGGCCGATCGGTTCAGGCCGGAGATTCACACGACCAAGTGGCTGGAGTTGATGGAGTCATGAACGGCAGAGTTTTTGTGTTCTGGATAAGTTCTCTTGTGGCGGCTCTGTCCTGCGGCATTGCCACCGAGAGCAACGCTTGCGCCATGCTGACCTATAGCGTGCTGTGGACGTTGGCGGCGATTTTCTGGAGGGAAAATCATGCGGCAGATTGAGATCGGGCCAGGGCCTTATCCGCTCGATGGCTTCGAGTCGGTTGATTGCGTCGGAACGCCGAATCACTGGGCTTGCTGGGGTGTCGATCGGCTGCCGTTCGATGACAACTCGGTCGACCTGATCTATGCCAGTCATGTGCTGGAGCATGTGCCGTGGCAGAAGACCGGCGAGGCGCTGGCCGAGGCTTACCGCATACTCAAGCCAGGTGGCTCGATCGAGGTTTGGGTTCCCGACTTCGAGTACATCGTCGAGTGCTACCGCTATCGCACCTGCGGCGATTCGTGGCGGCGTGACAATCCAGAGGGCGACCCGATGAAGTGGATCAACGGCAGGCTCTACGCCTACGGCGATCTGGCGAATCACCACCGCGCGACATTCGATGCGGAGTATCTCGGCGACTGCTTGCGGCGGGCCGG